CGATGCGTCTGTCAATCTCTTCGTGATAACTTTTGTCACCACTCTTGTATCGAGGATCAGACATTGCACGAGCAAGTTCTTGATTAGATTTAAAAGGCATTGTAGATGAACCATTTACAGCACCTTGTACAAGCTTAGGACTAACTCCATTCTCTGCTTTAAATTGTGCGTATAATCCTTTGGCAGCAAGTTTAGCTTGATCGACACTACCGTTCTGTACGATGTCATCAAAAGTATTTACCTCTTCAGGGGATAAGTTATTAGCTGCCCACTCTGCCATTTGATCCCAATTACCATCAGCTACAGCTTTAATACTGCCTTCTTCGCTTTGTTGTAAAGCTTGTTGACCAGCAGCGTAGCTATCTACTAACTCTTTTGGTAACCCAACTTCAGCAAGATTCTTATAGGTCTCTTCAGATATAACACCGTCATTCTCAAAGAACTCTTTACTAGCTTCAGCAATAACAGTATTAGTATTCGTATCTTCTGTTGAATCGTCCTCTTGTTGTTCATCGCTTTGCTCCTCTTCTGATTGTTGTTCTTCACTTTCAGCCCCTGCTCCCATTTTCTTTTCAAGCTCACCATAGGCATTAGCCATGTCTTCAGGACTCTTGAATTTCTCAGGTAACCAATCAGGTCTATCCTCTTGCGTTTCTGTTGTTTGTTCTTCAGATACTGCATCAACAGCTTCTTCTGACTCTGGGTCAATCTCCTGTGGTGCTCTCTCATTTATCTCTACTCGGTGTAATTCAGCCATGTCTACTCTTCTTGTGGTTGTTGTTGTGCCATGTACTGCTCTTGTGCAGCATTGATAGCAGGTGCTACAGCAGGTTGACCTAACTTCATCATCATCTCTTGTTGTTGTGCCATCTGCATAGCTTGTTGAATTTCTTCTTCTGTCTTAATCAATCCCTCAGTCTCAATACCCAACGCTGTGGCTCTTCTTTTGAAGTAGTCAGATACATTAACATATTCAGCAACTGCTTGTGGACCAACTATCTGATTAGCACCTGCTAGGAATAGATCAAGCTTCTGTAAATCATTACCTCGTCCCAATGCTTCAACACCAGTAACAATAGTAGGTTTAACAATGTCTTTAGGTAACTTAGGAAGTCTTCCTTCTTTCCCCATCCTTGCCATTAACCTAGTAACGACAGGCATTTGAAACTCTTGAGACAGTAACGAATACAGTCCACCAAGTGCAGCTTCCAACTCTTGAGATAACATTCTTATCTCCTCTGCTGTTACTCTTTCTGCATCTCTGACTACACCACTGTTAAGTAGGAATGCTTGTGACAATCTATCACTTATTCCATTCATTACTCCTTGTGCAGTACGGAAGTCATTGAACTTATTAAGTTGTAAAACAGATACATCTCCATCACTACCTTGTACAATTGCACCGTTAGGAGATTCAGATAAAGTCTTAGCCCTGGTTGTACCGTTAGGATTAACCATGAACAATACCTTAGCTGCTGCTGCACTACCTTCGACTATCGCTTTTGTTAACGACTCTAAAGATTTAAGATCACCAATGTATTCCTCTACAAATCCACGACCATAATCTTCACCGTCTATCCTGGTATATCTAAGAGGTAGGAACGGAGTCTTATCGATAGGATACCTACCCTTTGACTCTTCAATAACAATTCCCTTTACATCTTGTTGCACTACAAATTCATTTCCCTCTCGGATAACAGAGGTGTACAAGTCACAGCTATTCTCTTTCTCTTGACGATATACCTCTTCTCTTACAGACTCAGGTAACATCATCGGAGCAACAGTTTCTTTGATAGCTATGTGTGTTACATTACCCATTGGGTCTCTCTTTACACAGTACCTATCAAGTCTGAATACTCTCATCCCACCGTCATCAGGTAAGTATAACAAAGTATTACCTGTGACCAATAGATTCTTTAATGCTTCAAATACTCCTACTCTAAATGCTTCAACTTCTACTTCTTGAGATACACTTCGTTCTACATCTGCTAATGCTTTCTCTAAGTCAGATCGTAATTGCTCTCCTCCCTCTGGTCCTAACTCCTGCTTTGCTTTATCTAATTCGTACCTGTCAATAACAAGACGAAAGAATGGAGCGTTAGGTGGTAACAGTGCTAACAATAACTTAGAAGCTAGGTTGTTAACTCCTCTAGCTCCTACTCCTTGATATGGTGTATAGTATTTAGTAGCGTGACTATGACCATCAGGTGGCATTATGTAAGGTATTGTTAACTCAGATGAGGTACGACCTCGATCCAAGAAAGACCACCTTTGGTTCTCTAAGGAGTTGTATAGACCTTGTGCTGTTTCTTGCATATTACTCAGGGTCAGGTGGTGACCATTCTTCAGTCGCTAATATAGCTAATATTTCAGAGTGGGAATAAATTGTTTTACCTTCAAGAAAGGATGGTTGTGTGCCTTCGTACTTGAGTAGTGCTTGTGATCCATCGACTGAGTATCTAAGTGTATCAGCGGATGTTTCAAAAACTTGGTCAAAGTCTACATTTACAACTTCAGATGAATTAATTATGCAGTATGTTTTCATTTTTAAGAGGGTACATCTGTTGAATATGTTGCTCCGTTAGTTAGCGTAGCATTATTTCCGTAACCAGCCATGTCATAAACAGTTGTACCACTACCTCCTTCGATGCCATCACCCATTCTCCACCATGCTATAGGACTTAGGGATGTAAGGTCATTAGGTACTCCACTGTTGTAGATTGTCGTGACATTGGAGGCTGAAAGCTCGCTATTAAAAAAAGCTACTTCATCTATAATTCCGTCAGAATAATTAGAACCATTTCTTCCTATATATAAAGGAGCTGTACTACTACTCATACCACTATAACTACCCGAAGAAGATGTGCTTAAAGTAGCAAGACTCCCATTTAAATAACCTAAAATTCCGTCTTTAGCTGAAGTACCCCCTCGACCATCGTAAGTAAAAACAAAATTATACCATTGTCCTGTGCTTAATGCTTGATTTATAAAGCAACTTTGAAAAGCCGAGCCGTCATACAAAACAAGTTGCATCTTTTGACCGCCTGTCATTCTGACGTGGTATTGACCTGTTGAGAGATAAACACCTTTTGTTAAGATAGTGAAATTACTTAATGTGTCTATATAAACCCACGAACTAATACTAAATGCTAAGTCGCTACCATCACCGAAATTTAATTCTGAAGCTGAATTTATTGACAAATAGTCATCAGTACCATCAAGGGCTACGCTTGATATATTACTTCCTGAGTAGGGGTAAATAGCACGATCACTATTATACGCTCGCCAAGCCGAACCATCGTAGATGATGTAATTATTAGTATCCGTTTCAAAGTAAGCATCTCCTATCGAGGGACTACCTGGACGAGTTGATGAAGTGAGTGATGGTATTGTAGTTGGCATAATTAAATGGGTTCGTCAGGTGTCCACTCTTCTGTTGCTAATACATTTAGAATTTCAGAGTGGGTGTATTGTGTTTTACCTTCTAAAAAAGATGGTGTTGTGTCCGAATCGTACTTAACAAAAGTCTGACTATTATCGACTGAGTATCTAATTGTATCGGCACTTGTCTCATCCACTTGGCTAAAATCCACGGAGTCCACTTCGTCCGAATCTATTATTACATATGTTCTGCTCATAATTTTAAGATGGTACTGTTGTTGAGAAGGTTGCTCCGTTAGTTAGTGTGCCGTTGTTTCCTCCACTTCCTTGGTCTGTTACAGTAGTACCTGTTCCTCCATCGTTATCTCCCATTCTCCACCATGCTAAAGGATTAAGTGAGGATATATCTGATGGGTTTCCACTGTTATAAATATTGCTTACATCAGATGCGGATAATTCAGAACTAAACACAGCAACCTCATCCACAAGTCCGTCCATTACTGAAGCATTTAATTCCCATTGACCAATGCGTAATGCACCTTGCTGTGAAGCCATACCAGCGTAAGAACCCGAAGAAGCATTACTCATAGTTACGAGTGATCCTGCTCTGTAAATTTTTATACCACTAGCATTATTTGATCCATCGTAAGTAGCTACTATATGATGCCAAGCCCCTGTAGCTAGAGCAGTATTTTCTTCCTGAGCTATGTATGCAGTAGTAGTGTCATTGCTCCATAAATATAAAGATAATTTATTATTGGCATTTGTCCCCAACAACCATTCGACATCTCCTTTTCCAACTACCCTTGAGCGATTGTTTGCGTCTAACTTGACCCACGCACTAATACTAAATGCAGAGTCATTACCCGCACCGTCAGTAAATGAAAAATCAGAATCTCCGCCACAATCAATGTAATCATCCGCACCATCTAGTGAAATTGAATAGATATTGAATGGAGCAGCATTATAAATGTACCAAGCACTTCCGTTATAAATATAAAAATCACCTGTATCCGTACCAAATGCGATGTTAACTTCATCAGTTGGATTAGTTGGTGTACTTGCTAAGATGTTAGCTTCGGTGTCTCTTGTGGTGACATTGAATATGGCGATTGCATCTAACACAGTACCTGTAGCGTTAGCTGTAACAAATGTATTAGAACTAACACTAACTGTCTTACCACTTTGTGCGGAAGAAGCGTTAGTTAAATCAAAAGTAATAACAGTATCTGAACCTGTAGGTAGACTTTGTCCACCTGCTACTGTTAAAACTAAAGTACCTGTTGACTGTGTCCACGAACCACTTGACCCAAAGATTGCAGCTCCTGCTCCACCTACTGTTAACGAAGCATTGTTAGCTGTTTGAGTTCCTTGCATTCCTGTTAAAGTCAAAGTACCACCAGCTGCTATTGCCACTGAAGGTTGGACTGTAAAGGTTATTGTATCAGCTGCACCTATAGCGTTAGTGTCTGTATCTGCTACCGTTAAAGTAGTGAATGTATTCGTAGCTATTGCTGTAGCATCAAACCCATACAAAGCACCAAAGATAGGTCTTAGTAAATTAGACGGTTTAGACCTTAGCTTACTCGGTTTATCGAGTTGCTCTGTAAAGATCAAAGACATCTAATTAAAGAGAGTCAGTAGAACCTGTTGCGTATACGCTGTAAGTACCGTCAGTTCTAGCTGATAGGTTACCTCTTATTTGTTCGTAGTGTCCGTGATCGTCTCTGACCATTACAGCACCGTTAGCTGTTACATCTTCAGAGTGAATGACATACCAAGCACCACCGATGTAGGCTTCTATGTCTACCGTACCTCCTGAAGTTACTGATGAAGAAGCGATTACAAAGGTCCAACCCTTAGAACGCTCTACTGAGAATGAACTGCCAGCCCCTGTTGAAGTAACAGATGATAGCAAAGTCTTTTTTGAGAGTGTGCGAAGCATGATGATATATAGTTATGTTGTTATTAAGAAGACATGTAGACACCAGTACCACCTGACGATCCACCTATTGTAGGTCTAGCTGAACGCTTTAACTGAGCTTGTGCTCCTCTCCTCTTCTTCTTAGGCTGCGTTTGTCTAACAGTCTTAGGTGCTTCAGCAACAGGTGGTGGTGGTGGGGGCGGTGCTGGAGGTGGAGGAGGTGGAGGAATATCTGGTGTTGACATGCACATGGTCAGTCTTTTGTTATGATGTTTTGTTGAAGCTGTTCGTTATAAGTTTGTCTAAGGAATCTAATTACAGACACTTGTCCACTCTTAAACCAAACATCTTTTTCTGTGTTCGTCAAGTCAGGACATTTATCAGGGAATAGTTTCTCTAGTCTATTAACTAAAGTTTCACTTATAGCTGGCAGTAGTATCTCTTCTTCGTTATTCATTATCATCTATGTTAGTCCATATAAATATTGGTGTCATCTCTCCTACATAAGCACATCCAATATTAAAGTCAAAGTATTCTATCGCTTCTTCCATTGTCTTGTTATCAGGTTCTTGCATCATCTTCTCTAACATAAGTTCTATAGCATATACAAACTTACCTTGTGCATAATCAACACCTATAATAGCTTCATCAAATCCATCAGCTCTTAAAGGTTCGTCTTCTTTTATAGGTGCAATCATTTATTTATATAACTCCTATCGTCTAGTTCTTGTGGTAAGTTCCCTTTTGTTATCATGTCCTCTGTCCACAGGAAAGCACTGGCATTCCAAAGTATAGCACCTGCGTGATCTTCCTGGTCATCTCCTTCGTTCAATGCTAACAGATGTCTATTCATACTATCTATT